ATTCAGGCGGATGCAGCCTGCAAGGTCAAGTTGAACAGCCAGGCCACGGGCACGCCCTTGGTTGGCAGCAACTCGGTCTTTGCCGCCTTCTCTTGCTCCGCCGTCACGGTCATCGTCGTGAATGAGAGCACAACGGCTACCTGCACTATCCACTACGTCGGAACGAACTGAGGCTAGTATGGTAATCTTTGAGACGACAGAGCAATGGCGCAAGGAAGAGGGAATCAAGCTCTGCCAGCAAGTGCGCTCAGATCTCGCCAACCGCTCGGATTGGGAGTCGCAGAGACTGGAAGCCAGAGCCCTCTACTACGGAAACGTAACCCGCCCAGACATCCATTTTGAAGGCGCTACTGATATTCATCTTCCAGTTCTACACGAGAATCTAGAACGATTAGTTCCGAAAATGACGAATGCATTTTGGAACGTGTGGCCGCATGTCGTTGTCGATCGCGTGCCAGAAGACTTCGACCCAGAGGATACCCGGCTCCAGGAGCACTTCATCAACTGGGCCATCGACTATGATATCCCGCGCTTCTACTTGACCACACACGGCTGGTTCCGCAACATGCTGCTGGACGGCGTGTCCCAGGTCAAGACCGGCTGGGTCACTAAGTGGCGCCGCACGTGCGAGATTCACCGCGTCAAGACCCACATGCGTCGTGGTGACTCTATGTCCACCGGCGTCGTGGTGCAGCAAGAGATGCAAGAGAAGACAGGCGTCGATGTCCTGGACGAGCTTTTCGGCCCGCAGGGCTGGATGCCAGTGGAGGAAGCAGAAGATGGAATCCTTGTCACCCTCATCGAAGACAGACGAATCATTGAGAACGTCAGAGTTGTTTTCACAGACAAATCCCAGTTTATCGACGAAGTTGAATTACTCGTCCATAGACCTATCCTGGTTGAAGACAACCCTCATGTTGATGTCGTTGAGGCAGAAAATCTCGTTGTGCCACACCGTACTCGCGATCTTCAGTCTGCCCGGCGCATAACGCACATCCACTATATGTCGATAGATAAGATCAAGCATGAGGCACATCCTGCCAGATTTGATGCTTGGTCAGTTTCGCCGGAGGATCTTGTTCATCTGGAGGCCGTTGCTACTGGCACCGAGGATAAGAAGCCGGTAATCGAGAACGAGCGGATGGCGCGGCACAAGGATGACGTCGAAGGAACGCGCGACTCGAAGTCCGCCACCGAGAGCGTGGAAATCGCCATGTACGAGGTCTACCGAACGATGGACCTTGACCAGGATGGCATGCCCGAGGAGTACGTTATCCAGGTGTCGCCGGACCTACAGAAGATCCTGCACATTACGTACTTGGACACCTTGCATCCGCACGGACGTCGCCCCTTCTCCAGCATCCATTACCAGGCTCCCACGGACAGGTACTATGTCCCCGGCCTGGCGTTCCACCTGGCCCCTATCAACATCCAGGCGAACATCACGATCAACCAGATCAACGATCGCATGACGCTGGTCAACAATCCTATTGGTTTCTATCGGCCCATGTCTTTGCCACAGGATCCGGATGCCGTCACGCATCTGCATCCCGGCGACATGATCCCATCGCCAGACCCATCCGGCATCGTATTCCCATCCTGGGGTGTTGATCCGCTGCGGGATATGGCGATCATGGATGTGGCTCTCAGCATGGCCGACCGTGTCGGCGTGTCGCCTCTAACGGGCGGATCCACCAACACCCCCAATGCACCGCGCACTGCGCGAGGCACGCTGGCGCTGATCAGCGAGGGCAACTTGAAGGTGGACATTATTGTCTCCCTGGCCCAGAAAGAAGGGTTCCAGGAACTTATGCAGCAGTTGTTCGGCCTGTACTCTGTGTTCATGCCGGACGAGAAATACTTCTGGGCTACGGGCGGGGACCGTAAGAAGCGCCCCGAACTGATGTCGCGCCGCCTCATGCGCGGGCGATTCCAGTTCCGCTTCCGGGGCAATACGGTGAACACGAATCCCGAGGTTCAGAGAACCCTGTCGCAGATCCGCTACCAAGTTGCCAGCACCAATCCACTGTACCAGAGCGATCCTGTCAAGTTCCGCGAGTTACTGCGCGACTTCCTGGATGCCCACAGCGATGGCACGTCGGTTGAACGAATCCTCCCGGACCTTCCTGGAATGGGGCCGGAGTCGCATCCGCCGATGGACCAGAAGCAGGAGATCACGGCCATGCGCCTGCACCAGATGGTGCCGCCGCTCAACTCCGATGATCATCTCCAGCACATGGCTGACATCGACGCCTTCGTGGCAAACCCTGCCTTCGAGCAGCTTGACGAAGTCGCCGTATCGTTTATCGCTCAGCACTACCAGGCCCACAAGCAGATGTACCAGCGAGCCCAGCAACAGGCACAGGTGCAGGCTATATCCGCAGGTGGCGGTGAGCAGAGCGTTGGCAGCGAGATGATGGACGTGGGAATGGGTCAATTTGAGGGAGGTGTGCAATGAGGGACGTAGAAGAGTTACATGCTGCAATGGTGAAGTCTATCACGCAATCCATTAGCCAGCACACAAGCAACGTGTACCAGTATACGATGGTTGGAGAACCAGCAAGAGCGCACGATGAGGCCATGGCGGCCGAAGAAGGCAAGCAAATACTGGCGCACCTGCACACCGTATACAAGAAATATATGGAGGCATAATGCCCAGCAGAAAGAAATGGCAGATGCAGACTCTGCCTAAGAATTCGCCTCGTGTCCAGGCTGCCAAGCAGCGTTACGATAACGCTATGAATGCTGAAGGCCTGGCAAAGCAGGATGTGAAGAGACGCAAGAAGTTCGCTCGCTAGTAGCCGACGTCGCGACGGCAGTGTTTAATTCGTACAGATCAACGTAATGATCGGAGAATCCATGTCGGACGTACTTGACCCCTCGTCAGGGTTAGATCCAGATGGCAATCCCCTTTCTCCCGAGTGCAATTCGGGCAGTAATGAGCCAGATGGAAAAGGTCGAACGCTCGAAAATGTTAGGGGTGAACTGGTTCGCAAGCACGACAAGCTCGCGGAACAGATTGCTTCGCTCCAGGATGGAATTGGCAAGCTTAGTGAAGCGATCTTGAATCGCCAGCAAGCCCCAGTTTCTCCGCAAGCGCCGCCTACGGTGTCACCTTACGGTGCACCCTCCCCTGTCCTGGCCGGGTATACGGACGAGCAATTGCAGCAAGCTTTGGCATCTGGCGCCCTGAGCCCGTACCAACGCCAAGTCATTGAGGGACTTATCCAGGACCGGCGCCTTGAGCGCAAGACCTCGGAGTTGTTTGCTCAAAAGCAGCGTGAGGGTGACTTAACCCGCGCGCGTTCTGAATCGGAAGCTAACGCCAAGCAGGCATTCCCTGCTCTTCGCGATGGTAACTCCGAGTTTTCCAAGCGTGTCTCTACGGAACTTAAAAAGCAACGTGACCAGTTCGGCGAGTTTCCGACTGACGCCTTCGACGTCGCCAACCGCATCGCCCGCCAAATGGGCGTTGAGGTTTCGCGCACGGCCAGAGGTTTCAGCGGCGCTCCCGAGGGCAACAATGCTTCTGTGCCTGATGCTCCCGCACTGGGGCTTGACGACGACGAGCTTAAACGCATTGCGGAAAAGCTCCAGTACGCCATGCCTTTGAAGAGGGATGCCCAAGGCAGGATGGTTCGCAAGAAGTTCAATCTTGAGAACATCAAGGAACGTAACAAGAGATACGACGAGAATTCTCAGTTCTATCGCGGTAAGAAAATTGGTGGTAAGTAATGCCGAAGATGAACATGCCAGAAGATGTCCAGCCTCAAGCCCCAGCACAGCCTGAGGCACAGGGTGAGACTATGGCCGAACTTGAGGCCAAACTGGCAAAGCTGACTAAGGAAGCGTTGAAGCTTCAGGACCAGTTGCAAGAGGCTAGCAAGCCAACCGTAGCAGATTCGACCGCGCTGCCTGCCGACCGTCTCGCGTCGCAGTCAACGGAAGATGAGGTCGCTCGTGCCGAGGTCATTCGCGATCCATTCGATACGCGGAATGCTCTCAAGATTCTTCGGGACCCGCCCGGAAAGAAACTTCGTTGGATAAGTATCTCCTACCGAGAGATGCGTTCGATGAAGGGCTGGAACGTCATTCGGTATGACGATGCCATCGGTCGGGAACTACATCGTTATGTCGCAGAACCGCCTCAGCGGATGATTGGCAGCGCCCAGACGGACGATTGTGTGCGTCGCGGCGATGTTATCCTTTGCTGGATCGACAAGGGCATTTGGCAGAAACGCCAGAATGACCGGGTCCGCAAATCCCAACTCCGCATTGGGGCTCACAAAACCAAATCGCAGAACCCCATTGGACAGTTTGCAGCCACCACGGATGCTGGACTGACCGAAGATGCTAACCCATTCCAGGAGACCCGCACTGCGCGCGGATTCGTCAGCCCGAAACGGCTAGAGGATTACCGCAAGGCGGCTCATGGTACGGTTAACGATCCGGCCATCAAGACTCCCGGCCGCAACATGTTCGAGGAGGCTTCTGACGAGGAGTGATTTTCTTTGGCTAATAGGGACTTTCCGTCTGGACTGCGTCCTCTGCGCAACCAGAACGGATCTGCTCCGATGGTCGAATCACTGCCCTGCGTGACCACTGTCCTGTACGAAGGTGCTCTGCTCTTTCTCAGCGGTGGCGCGGTCGGCAAGGTTCAGATGTACACTAGCTCGGTTCTCATCACGACTGGCCTGGGTCTCCAGGTTATTGGCGTGGCCGCAGAACCTAAGGCTGCTGGCGCATCGAAGACCTCAGTTCTTGTCTACACGGATCCTCAGCAACTCTACGAGATTCAGTCTGATGATGCGACCGTGGACTCTAACAGTGACGCCCTCGGCCTTAACTTCGCAGTTGTGGCTCCCAATGCGGGCAATGCCACGACTGGTCGTTCTATCTCCGAACTCGATGGCAGCACGGCTGGCGTTGTCGCTGGTACGTCTGTTTGCCGCATCCTTCATGTGATCAATCGCAAGAAGGAAATCGGCGACGCGTATGGCGCAAACGTTAAGCTCGTTGTCAAACTCAACAAGAAATTCTTGCTGCGGCTCAATGAAGCCGACGCTGGTTAAGGAGTAGGTGAACTAGCACAATGATGTCTCGTTTGACGGCTAGCGACCTCTTCTTCAGTCGTCTGGCCTTTATTGACGAAGTCCTGTTTGAAAACCTCGACGCCCCGGCGTTGACGTACACTCAGGTTTTCGATGTCCGCTCCAGCCAACGCTTGGCTGAGGAAACGACTGGCTATACCGGATTCGGTCTCTTCTCGCAGAAGGACGCGGACGGCGGCCAGATTGATTACGACGCGCTCATGCAGGCATACGACAAGCGCTTCACGCACTTGACCTATGCCAAGGGCTTTCAGGTTACTGAGGAAGGCATGGAAGACGATCTCGACAACGTGATCTCCAATGCCTCCCCGGCTCTGGGCCGCTCGGCGCAGTCCTCGATTGAGCAGATCGCGTGGGATGTTTACAACAATGCATTCGGCACGGAAACCACGCCTGACGGTGTGGCGTTGGCGAGCGATTCCCATACCAGCCCCGCTGGTGGAACGCACGACAACTTGATCTCGGCCGATCTTGCTGCATCTTCCCTCGAATCGGCTCTGATTCTCATGGACAGCACGCTGGATCATCGGGGCCTCCCGGTGGACTTGACGCCTGAAATGCTGATCATCCCGTCCGAGTTGCGCTTCACGGCAGCCGTTGTGATGCAGAGCCAGCAAAAGCCTGGTTCGGCGAACAACGACATCAACGCAGTTGGCCTCGTCGGCCTGCGTACTGTCATGTCGAAGTACCTCACGGGCGATGATGACTGGTTTGTTCAGACCAGTCCTTCGGTCTCCAAGATTCTCTGTTACTGGCGCAAGGAGCCCGTGAGCGATCACGTTTTAGATTTTGAAACCGGAAATATGAAAAGCAAGATGACTTTCCGCATGAGCGTGGGAGCCGCTGATTGGCGCGGTCTTGTGGCCGCACAAGGAGCCTAATAATAATGGCGCCGCTGTTGTAAAAGGGCTTTGCCCTCATCAATTTTCCGTTTAATCGTGGGCGGGGGCTCTAGGGCCTCCGCCCCTTCTCTCACTCGACCCGCATTTTGACCCGTCCCGTCCGGGCGGAGGAAGCCGCAAGGCCCATAGATTGCGGGCGCAAGGACAAACATCATGGGTGTTACGAATTTCGATGTGGTGCGCGCCAACGTCATTATCGGCGCCAGCCTCATCACTCAAGGCAACGTCTGGCATGTCATGCCTGGTACGGGCGCTGATGGCCAGTCGGGCCGAACTCCGGAAGAGGCCGTTGCCACGCTGGCGAAGGCGCTGTCACTTGCTTCGGCGAACCAGAACGACATCGTTCTGCTCTACGGCCAGAGCAACACGGCTGCCGATACGACCGATTACCAGTCGGCCACTCTGGATTGGAGCAAAGACCTGGTGCATCTCATCGGCGTCGGCGCTCACTCCCCGTTCAGCAATCGTGCGCGTATCGCCCAGCTTTCGACGGCTACTGGTGTGTCGCCTCTGGTGAAACTCTCGGCGGATGGTTGCGTTGTTAAGAACGTGTCCATCTTCCATGGCGTTGCCGATGCGACCAGCCTTGTAGCGATGCAGATTACGGGCACGCGCAATGTGGTTGAAGATTGCCATATCGCTGGCATGGGTCATGCCACTATGGTTACTGCCGGCGCTACTAGCCTTAAGCTCGATGGTTGCTCCGAGAACATTCTTCGTCGGTGTACCATCGGCCTGGACACCATCACTCGTGATGCTACATCTGAGGGCGAAGTCTGGGTAGATGGTGCAGCCACACGCAATATTCTTGAGGATTGCTTGATCGTTGCATTCATCGGCGATGCAGCCTATGAGCATGTCGTCTTGGAAGATGCTACGGCTATCGACCGCTTCCTGATGTTCAAGAATTGTGTGTTCTACTCGATCTCTGCAAACAATGCGACCCCGCAGGACCAGATCTTCGAGTTCAAAGCTAGCCTCACGCAGGGTCACGTTATCCTGCACGACTCCGTCTACGTCACCGACGACGCCTCGTGCGTCTGGGTTACGACTGGCGAAGGTTCTCTCCGAAACACCCGTGGACAGACTGAAGCTGCTGCGGCTGGTGGCGAGGCCACGATTCTCTAATTTTATATGGGTGGGGCGGGCTTCGGCTCGCCCCTCCAGTCTCTGGGAGGGGACATGCGACAACTACTGCACAAAACCATGAGCGGCGTGCCGTCTCTGTCTTGGGTTCGGCGAAATAACATCAAGGACGCGGAGCTACCGCGCATCTCCATCTGCGTTCCAGTTGGAGGTAAGGGCTATGCCCAGCAGTTCGAGACTCCCGACGGGCAGTCGTGGACAGGTCCCAGCATCTTAGTTCAAGCAATGGTCCCCGTTCAATGGGTGGCAGCCCAGCACAACCTGGTAATGCCCCTGAACACCAGCGTCATCTACACGACGCATTGGGGCCTCAAGTCGGGCGAAGCTCGCCAGATTATGACGAAAGACTCGCTCGCAAAGATTGCCGATGATGGCTACATCCTTTACTGGGATGATGATACGATTCCCCCGCCTCTCGGCCTGTACACGCTGTTCAACTACATGGAGCAGCACCCCGAAGTCGGTCTGCTTAGCGGCGTGTACTGCACCCGCAGCATGCCAGTGGAGCCCGTTGTCTACCGCGAAATGGGCGATGGCGCGGACTGGAGCATTTCGGTGGGGCCGACAGCCATGCCACAGGAGGTCTGGGGCCTGGGTGCCGGCTTCATGCTGGTGCGGGCGCAGGCCATCAAGGATGCCGAGAAGATCGTGCCAGACGAGCCCGTGTGGGCCGACTGCAAGGTCAACCTCCTGCCCGGCGAAGCAGACCCCCTGTATGTGCGCAATGCGCTCTGGGGCCACGATATCCGGTTCTGTGACCTTATTCGGCGTGCCGGCTGGAAGGTTATGGCGGACGGACGCGTGGAATGTGGTCATTATGACGTCATAGCTGAGCGGGTTCTATACCTGCCGCCAGACAGCCTCCCCAAGCGCCGGGGCAAGCAGTATGCCGGCGAGGGCTACTGGGATACGGTCTACGGAATCGAGGGTGCAAAGAGGATCCGGAACTCCCCGGAACTTCTATCTAATCTGTTGAATCTAATCGAGGTCCACGATCGCATCGTCGAGGTGGGGTGCGGACCCGGCATCCTGGGCTCTCTATTGACGGCCCAGAAGGCCGCAGAGTGGGTAGGGTACGATCATTCCAGCATCGCGGTCGATCAGTGCAATTCTAGGTTCTTAAACGCGTACCAGAAGGCCGTCCACGCCCTCGCCACGGATGACTTGGGAGACGCACAGACAATTATTGCCGTCGAGGTCATAGAGCACTTGCAGCCTGAGGATGCCCAGCACCTGTTCGACCTAGTTATGGGGTCGGGCAAAAGGCTCATCGTCTCAGTTCCAGACAACTGCATGGGACCGGAGGAAGTGCCGGAGCACGTTGGCCTCTTCTCGTTTGAGAAGGTGGAGGAGATCACGGCTACCTTGCGCGAAAAGTATGGCTACTCAATTCACAAGGCAGATGGCGACGCCAAGCGGGTGATCGTCGTTTTGAAGAAGGTGTAACTTGGCAACGTTCTGGTGTGACCCCGTAGCCGGCAATGACGCCAACACTGGCGCCTCCTTCGCTGCCGCCGTGCAGACATTGCCCGCCCTCCTGACGCCGCCCTACACCAAGGGTGTTGCCAAGGGCGACACGATCAACATGGTGAACTCCGGCGACCACCAGATGACGGGCACCGGGATTTGGGCCGAGTTAGAGGATGCCTTCAATGGCACCGACCACATCACGGATCCTGGCCTCATCATACAGGGAACCACCAGCCTGGGCGCGGCTGCCTTCGCCACAGTGAAGTTCACGGACGACGTCAACCCACAGACGTTCCTTACGGTCAATGGCAGTTCCGCCACCGACCCCAGATACATCACTATCCAGGGCCTGAAGATCGACTGGGCTGCCGGCGCATCCGCCAACTCGACCAAGATCTTCCTGACCCGCACTGTGGTGCCAGACGCAACCATACGGGTGCGTTACTGCCAGTTCCTAGAATCCCAGTTATTTCACGGCCAGATCTGGAACGACCCGACGTCCGTTGTATCTGACGGCGGCGACGCCGGCGAATTCGCGTACAACTACGTGCTCAATGCTGGCGCTGCTGGTGGCACAGGCAACCTGATACAGATACACCATCGTGGACAGCACACGTGCCACCATAACGTGTTTGTGTTCAATGGGGCATGGTCGGCCGCTAAAGCGGTGTACAGTCTTGGCACCAATGACGGAGCTAACACCGACCACAGATTCTACAATAACACCCTAGTATTCACGGATGCCGTGTTGGCATTCAATCCGGTATTCAGCAGCCTGGACATTGCCCCAGTCACCAGCGCAGTGAAGCATTTCCACAGCAACGTTGCCTACCTGCTGTGGACTGCCGGTAAGACATTCACATGGGCGGCTGGCAGCGCTACTGGCGACTCCACGCTGTACACGCGCGTCATCGGGTACAATATGTTGTACTACCCGAGTTCGCCCACCATCGCGGCAGCCGGCTGGTATCAGCGCCCTTGGGATCCGGACAACAGCGACTCGCCCGAGGGCACCGATCAGTGGGCCACAGATCAGGCCATCACGGTTGGCACCGACCCCTTCAACGATTACGCCACGCCGAAGACCTGGGACTTCGAGGGCAGCAGTTACAGCATGACGCTGCCCGGAGATTTCCGCATCGTCAGCACCGGCACCTACCGCACCATGTCCCAGAGCGGCGGCGTGCCAGGAGCCATCTCCGACAA